GACAGCAAGGTCACTGCACCACCAGTCGGGAAATCCCTGCAGTCTCGCACATTCCACAGGGGTAAGCCTGCGAACGATATAGTACGGGTCTTCCGAGATGCACGGAGGGTCTTTATAATCTGTAGCAACCAGCGTGTTTGCAATATCTTCCTCTGCAGCAGTATGGTATGAGTTCTTGCTCGTAGAGTAAACCGGGTGAGCCACTGCCGCAGGACCTTTCGCCACCATTGTGGGCTCAACTTCCTCCCGTATGCAGATATCAAACTGTGCGTTTTTTCTCGCCTGTCGGCTCGGTCGGTGCTTCTCAGCCCGCAGCTGAGAGGTGTCCACCGGACACCCACACCCCATGTTATATGTGGCACGGTCAATGCCGTAGGCTTTTTCACAGACAAAGTTGGATTTTGGATTTCCCAGCTGCTGACTGGAAGGTCCTTTCGGACCGTCATTGGCAGATAATGTCGCGGCCTTTTCGCAAAAAGCTACTGCGTGTCTGTCTGCTGTATTCAGTGTAAAGGAAACATTTTCACTAACACCGCTGCCCTGAGGACCGTTCTTTTCGGCACGACCGATCATAGACCCCTGCACTGCCACAACAGCGATGCCGCCCTGATTGCAGGACGGATTACCGCCATTACCGTCAAGCGTCCGTGAGGTGTCCGCTTCATAAATTCCGCTGTGAGGATTGGCGGATTTCATGGCATTGGAATCCTTGGAGCAGATACCGTAAGCGATAGGAACGAATAGTGTCTGATCGTTATTGCAGCCGAGCGTGGCAGACTTGTTGTCCTGAATGAGAGCACCTTTGCCGCCGCCTTCGCATCCGGAGCGGATTTTCAGCATCTTGGGTGTTTCAATCACAGCCACGCCGCCCTGATTTGAGTCGGGAGCATTACCGCCCGTATCCACAGTCCTTGCAGTATCCGTTGGATAGGCATGACCCCTTGAGACCTTCGTACCCTCCGAAGTAAAACGGACATCATAACATCCGGCATTTTCCACTACGAAAGGCTGATTGTTTCCTCCCGTACCGAAAGTTGAAAGTACGGTCTGTGCCACATCCAGGGGTCCGGTATATCTGGTGTCCTGTGAATGATTCTCGAACATGACCGCTGCCGGAACGACCTCCGCACGGAGCGTAGGAGATTTTTCTTTTTCATATCCGATGCTGCGGCTCTTGGCAGAGTGTTCGGTGCAGAAACCGGAGGACTCCATAACTACGGGAGGATGATGTGCTTCAGCTCGGAGCGTACTGGTTACATCCTCTGTGATATCCATACGCTCGCCACCCTGGTCGTTCAGACAGACTGTGCCTGTCTCTTCAATGCTTTCTCCAGCATAACAGGCAGCGTTTTGCCACGAGCGGAAGCCCTGCGGAGTATACCCAGACACGCCTTCTGACTCAAATAGTATTTTTCCGGCACTCCCGCCATCAAAATCTGCGACAAGGTAGATTCGTTTTCTGCGCTGGGGAACTCCCCAGTATTGCGCATCAAATACCCGCCATGCGACTGAGTAATCGTCTGCCAGGATTTCTCCTGCATTCGGCCACTTCTTAGGTCTAACAATATCAACTTTACCACCTTTGACTGAGCAGACTGCTTCGAGGACGGCTTTGAAATCGTCTCTCTTGTTGCTGCTGAATGCGCCTGGGACGTTCTCCCAGACGATGTATCTCGGATATTTTCCATCGGTTGCACACCTCATTTCTTTTACGATTCGGACAGCCTCATAGAAGAGGTTGGAGCGGGAGCCCTCAAGCCCGGCTCTTTTGCCCGCTATGCTCATGTCCTGGCAAGGACTGCCGAAAGTAATGATGTCCACGGGAGCAAGCTCCGCTCCGTTCAAAGCGGATACATCGCCGTAGTGCTTCATGAATGGCAGTCGTTTCGTGGTAACACGAATAGGAAACGGCTCAATCTCCGAAGCCCACAAGGGAGCGATGCCGGAAATCAAGCCGCCTAAAGGAAAACCGCCGGAGCCGTCAAAGAGACTGCCGAGCGTTAATTTATTCTGTTCCATCGGGGAGTTCCACCTCCTTCACAAGATCAGAGTAGGGTATCTGTTCCCCATCCCGCTCCACAAAAATATCCTCCGGCGCAATACCGTTCTCAACGGCTCTGCGGAGGATGACTGATGCGTATTTCTCATCCAGTTCCATCGAATAACACACACGGTTCATCTGCTCACAAGCCATGAGAGTGGAGCCGCTTCCGCCGAAAGTGTCAATTACAATGGCGTTCTCCTGCGTGGAGTTGCCGATTGGGTAGCCCAGCAGGTCGAGAGGTTTCGATGTCGGATGGTTTGCATTCCGCTTCGGCTTGGCAAAGTTCCATATTGTGGTCTGCTTGCGGTCGGAGTACCACGGGTGCTTACCATTCTGCATGAAGCCGTAAAGAATCGGCTCGTGCTGCCATTGATAATCCGAGCGTCCAAGCACCAGAGAATCTTTCACCCAGATACAGCATCCGGCAAGATGAAAACCGGCGTCTACGAAAGCCCTGCGGAAGTTAAGCCCCTCGGTATCGGCGTGGAAAACATACGCTGCACCGCCTTTTTCAAGGTGGTCAGCCATGCGCTTGAACGCCGACAGCAGGAAATTGTAAAATTCCTCGTCCTTCATGGAGTCGTTCTGTATCGTCAAACCGCTGGAACTCTTGAAGGAGACTCCATACGGTGGATCGGTCAGGATGAGGTTTGCCTTCTTGCCGTCCATGAGAGCGGAAACATCGTCCGCATTCGTGGCATCGCCACACATGAGCCTGTGCCTGCCGACCGTCCAGATATCGCCGCGCTGCACAAAGGAGGCTTTCTCCAGGGCAGCGGTAAGGTCAAAATCATCATCCTTTGCCTCGGAATCACTGTCATCCTTGAACAGGTCGGACAGTTCCTTTTCGTCAAAGCCCGTGAGCAGGACATCGAAGTTCTCACCCTGTAGAGATTCAATCTCCACCCGAAGAAGTTCCTCATCCCATCCGGCGTCCATCGCCATGCGGTTGTCAGCGATGATGTAGGCTTTCTTTTGTGCATCGGTCAGATAGTCAACGAACACACACGGAACTTCCGTGATATTCTCTTCCTTCGCAGCAAGCAAACGACCGTGTCCGGCTATGACATTAAAATCCCGGTCGATGATGACCGGGTTAATAAATCCAAATTCACGGAGGGAGGAGCGGAGCTTTGTGATCTGCTCCGGCGAGTGCGTCCTCGCATTATTCACATAGGGAATCAGCTTGGCGATAGGGACAAGCTGCATATCTGTTGTTGTATTCATCTTATCAGCCCCCATTCCGCAAATTTCTCAAAGCCGCCAAGTCCTTCGATGTATTTTCTTGCCGTTTCCACGATCTCTGCATAGGGAACTCCGCTGATCACATCGTCACCGATGGTACAGGAAAGCTCCACAGCCGTACCCGTTTCCTGTGCCTTCAGCCATGCCCAGATATTAACGGACACATCCGCTTTGGAGAGATCTTTGCCGTGCAAACCGCCTCCCGTGACGGAATCACCCATGTCGGAGCCGAGTTTTCGGTTGGTGGCACCCGTGTCAACGTCCGTGCCGCCTGTCCAGTCGCCGAGAGGATTGACAACTGCTTTCTTGTACACTTTTTTCAGTTCCTTGCTATCGGCATTGCTCTGGCAGATAATCAGCTTCTCGCCGTCTAAGATGTACTTGCCGTCAGCACAGTATTTTCCGTAGATATCGGCGGCGATCTCAGTCAGCTTTTTCTGCTCATCCGTCACAGGCACGCCTTTGAAGATACCGTTATCTCCGCAGCGGAATCCATCGGACTGGTTATTGGAGAGGTGTCCGTCTTGCGGCACTTCCTGAATGCTGATTTTCACATTCCCGGCGATACGACGGACAATGTCCGTGACCTCGCCCTTTGGAATATGTACAGAAGTCTCTGCGATAATGTGACACATTCCGTGACCGAGCAGAACTTCCACAGCTATCTTCGGATCGTTTTCTTTTCTGTACGCGGCATCCACAATTGCCCCGGCAATGCGGTCGGCAAGTTTATCGGGATGCGCAGGATTTACTTTTTCAAACATCGTTCATTCCCTTTCTGGCTCTGAGGAGCCGTTCCATCACATCGTCCTGCGGATTTGAGCCGCCGAACTCGGCGGAGCAGTTTTCTTTGACAATCTGGAATATCTCGTTCCACAGACGGTTCGCTTGGTTCATGTAGTTGATTCCAATATTGATAAACGGGGATGTGATGGGCTTGCCAGTGGTCGGATGCTTGGAAAGGTATCCGAGTTTGGTAGTCATCTCCTCGCACTGAATCCATCGGGCAGAACACATGGCATAGCGTTCAAGCAACTGCGGCGATACGGCTTTTGCCACACCGAGGCCGTCAAGCCACTCCCATGCTTCTCTGTAAATATCCGCAGCGGAGAGCGTGGAACCGTCATGCTGCCTTGCCGACAGGAACTCATGCGGCTCCGGCATATCCTCGCCATGTGTGTCGGGGATATTCAAGACCTCCAGCTTGCGACCGCCGGGATTTCCACTTTCATATTTCTCACGGACGGCAGTTTTCTTACGACCTGCGCCCGGACGCTTGCCGCCTCTGCCGCCCGTATTATTTGATTTTGTCGGCATGGCCCTCACCGCCTTCCTTATTACCCTTTTGATTTTGCTTTTTTCGCACACGAAGCCCCGCACCGTTTTCCACTGAGGCTCCTTGTAGAGATTTTGACCGCCCCTGGGGTTCAGCGGTCACCGCGCTCTTTGTGTATCTTTTCATGGCAGGAACGGCACAGTGACATGAGGTTTGACTCGTCATGCGTTCCGCCCACGGAGAGAGGAACGATGTGGTGGACTTCCTCAACCGCAACGTACCGACCGTTCTTCAGACACATCTCGCAAAGCGGATGCTTAGTTGCGTACCGATGACGGATTCGCACCCAGGCTCTGCCGTAGCGTTTGCCGGGAGAATACCCACGCTGGAACTTCTCATAGTGCTGTTCCATCAGCCCTGCGTGTTCCTCACAATATACGCCGTCTGTAAGGTTCGGACAGCCGGGATAGCGGCATGGTCTCTTTGGTTTTCTCGGCATAGCCGCCTCCTTTCCGCACATAAGAAAAGCCCCACTGGATTGGTTCCATGAGGCTCGTCTTATTCTACTTCGCTATTGTAATCATATCACAGTAGGGGTATGCCAAACTGTGCCAAACCGTGCCAACTTTTAATTTGGGACAGAAAAATGCTGGAGGGCGGAACCGTGTATGCGATGGACGGTACGGAGCGAGACGTTTATGAAACCGGATATCTCTTCCCAAGTGCAGTTGTCGATGTACCTGTAGCGAAGGACAAGCTGCTCATCGTGGTCGGAAAGAAGGTTGATCCGTGCATTAATCTCGTCACGAAGGTTTATCAGTATGGCAACCTTCTCCTCAACATCGCACTGTATTTCGTCTATCTTTTCAATGCATCTAACGAATGACGCCTCGGTCGGTCTGTTCGGATTATGCGGCATACCGTCATAATTGACGCCGGAGACGCTGCTTGACAGGTCTTTCCAATAATCGATCTCACGCAGGCGGCAGTGTATCATCGCATCGAGATGGTGTGCCTGTTTTAAATATTCCTTTGCTGTCATTTTGACTTCACCTCCTCGCACAGCTTGTTTATCAGATACTCGCCATCCACACTCGTGAGAGCAGAGTACCAGCCGGAACGGAAGAACCGCTCACATTCCATTGCGTCAGACATCGCAGCTTTATTAGCAGGATTCATTTTTATCCGCTTCAAAGCGGAACGGTAATCCTTCAC